GTGACAGAAAAGAAGCTAAGAGAGCTTGAAGCTCTGATTGCATCCAAGGATGATTTAAGACCTTATGAGGTGGCAGGGCTTTGGGGGTTAGAGCCTCCAGCAGCAACAAAATATTTAAATGAATTTAAAGAGGAAATGGCGAGGCTTGATTCTAAACTTCCTGGATATGGATTGACTTACCACACAAAAAAAGCCCAGTGGGTGGATAGAGACGTATTTAGGTTTTTTATGAAAAATTACCCAGCCCTCATGGACGAGGTCCGCAGAAAGACAGTAGCCCCATACAGAAAGGGGTGGGAGGAGAAACAAAATGAGTTGGGATAGGTTTGTATTTAATTTTACAGGGGCTATGTACTACGCCACCCTGATTGCTTGGGAGTACATTAAGATGGCATGGATTAAGTGGCAGAATATATAAGTTTAGGGAGTTAGGAGTGAGATTGTATGAAAATTGAATCAATAGTTAATGTACCCACACGGTTTGGGGTTATCACAACACTTGTGGTGGACGGCGTGCAGTGCTTTGACCATTTAAGCCCTGGAATTTCAGGTGTAGATGAGTGGGGTCAAAGGAGTTGTGTGCAGTATGCTGTGCGACATATGGACCCTTGCCAGGGATTAGTGAAGGTATCTTACCGCGATCTATTAAAAACGGAGCTACGTGCCAGCACACACGGGAGAATTTTTGTAAGGTTTGATGCGCTGGATGATTTTATGGGAAAAGTGACCGATGCCCGCTTGAATGGTTCGTACAGTGCAAGCTCTTGTAGCAAGGTGCGATATGGGTTATCTGAACTAAAGGAATTTTATGATAAGGGGGATATTATGTCAATCGGTGAATGTGTTAAGAATCAACTTTTAGATGATGAAAATTTAATCGGTACAGAAAAAATAAGGTACTCGAATGGAGTAATAATTGAGCAGGACGTGTATGAAGCGGTTACAAAAATAATCGTTATAGGAGATTTAAAATTCTCACACGACCCCGTAACAGGTAGGTGTCTGGTGTCAAAAATAACAAAAGGTACTAAGGTATCTATATTTGACTGTGAAGAGTTAGATCTTGGTGTGTGTAAAGATTTTATTGAGAACAACCTAAGTGTTCAGATGGACATTGGTTTGGTACGTTAAGCATATACGGGGGGTGATTAAGAAAATGGCAAATACAAGAGTAACAAATCAAGAAAGAGTATATGATTATCTGTCAGATAATCCAAAGGCAACAAATGGAGAGTTATCAGACAATCTAATGATAGACTATGACACGGTCAAATCTAATATATGGAAGCTTAAGAACAAGGGACTTATAGAAGTTAGGTTTGAGGGGGCAACTAGGATATGTGAAATAGTCAAAGAATATCCAACATCTATACCAAGAAAACCTAAGACATACAAACAAGAGGTATACACTGAACTAGTTGAGGGTTACAGGCAAGATTTTAGAGAGTGCGTAACATTTGACGAAAGGCTAAAGGTTGGTCGTGAAATAAGAATTATACTAGCTGATATGTAAAGGGGGCGATTAAATTGAGTGATGAAGAAATGAAAGACTATCAAGACTTCTTAAAGTCTGATGACCACATTAACTACTTATATGAAGAAAGCGACGACTAATAAAATCAGTCAATCGCTAAACACAACTATAACAACACAATTATAACACGGTAAAGGAGTAAAAGACAATGATTAAAGTAGAAATTGACGTAAACGTAAAGGGGTTAGACTTTCTAAAAGGTCTACTGAGCGCAGATTTGAGCGCAGCTGATGGTATGGTAAACACGCCTGCATGGACTACTAATGAGGTTCCTAAGGAGAGCATACCTCAGCCTGTAGTACCCGAGCAACCAGCACCACAGACACCGCAGACACCACAGACACCAGCACAGCCAGTTACTACTGCTCCAGTAAGTGAAGTGGCTTATACGCTACCGCAGCTACAGGCAGCAGCCACTCAGCTAGTGCAGTCAGGCAAGATTCAAGGTACAGATCTATTCCCTATCTTGCAGAGTCTGGGGGTTAATGCCATGAGTGATTTAACACCAGATAAGTTCAACGACTTTGCCTTAAAGCTTAAGGAACTTGGTGGGGTGATCTAATGCCGGAAGAACATGCAAAATTAAGCGCTAGTGGGTCTAGTAGGTGGATTAACTGTCCAGGATCTATTGTGCTTGAAAGTAGTTTTGGGGAAAAAGAATCAGAGTACGCAGAAGAAGGCAGACTGGCCCACTCAGTGGCAGAGTTAAAATTAACTAAGTACTTTAAAAAAGGGATAGGTCCTAAGAAGTTTAAAAGTGCTATGGATGAATTTAAGAAGTCTCCATACTGGAATAAGTCAATGGATGATTATACAGATGACTACTTTGAATTCGTAAAAGAAAAGGCCTTATCTTATCCAGATAGGCCGTTTGTGGATGTAGAGCTAAGAGTGGACTACTCAAACGTAGCACCTGAGGGATTTGGTACTTGTGACTGTGTGATGATACACGGTAATGAGTTATCCATTATAGATTTAAAGTATGGTACGGGTGTGAAAGTGGCTGCCAAGGACAATTCACAGCTGATGTTATACGCACTAGGTGTCTATAATATGTTTTCTGTGATATATGATATTAAGACTGTCAGCATGACTATAGTTCAGCCTAGACTAAACCACTTTGATACCCATACGATTAGTATCGAGGAGTTACTAGCCTTTAGTGAGAGGGTAAAACCGATAGCACAAGAGGCTTACACAGGTTCTGATAGATTAGCAGTAGGAGATCATTGTAAATTCTGTAAAGCTAAATCTAAGTGCAGGGCTAGGGCTGAATCAATGTTTAAGCCGGTTAAGGAAAATGTCTTACCGGTCATTGATAAAAAACCAGGTGAGTTACTAACTAGTCAAGAGATAGGAGAGTTACTTATCAAGCTTGATGGTGTAGTTGATTGGATAAAATCCCTAGAAGCAGAAGGGCTAGCAGAGGCACTAGCAGGCAACGAGGTTACAGGATTTAAACTAGTAGAGGGTAGGAGTGTAAGAAAGATTACAGACGAAAGCGGGGCAGTAAGTAAGTTAGTTGCTGCAGGATTTGAAGAGTCACTACTGTACGAAAGAAGGCTGCTATCAATGACTAAGATAGAGGCAATAGTAGGTAAAAAGGACTTTGCTACTATCCTAGGTGGGGTTATAGAAAAACCACCAGGAAAGCCAACCTTGGTAAAGGCAAGCGACAAGAGAAAAGAATATGACTTAAATGACGCAAAGTCAATGTTTAATAATGTCAATGAAGAAAAGGAGAATAATTAATATGGCACAGCAGATAACAACAGCAGAGGTAAGATTTTCATACGTAAATGTATTTGTTCCAAAGGAAGACCAGAGCGGTAGATTAAAATACGGGGTAACTTGTCTGTTACCTAAGACAGATGTAAATGGATATAACATGTTAATGACTGCAATACAGAATGAAGCACAGGCAGAGGCTAATGGAAAGCTTAAAGGTGTATCAATTCAGCACGTTAAACACCCAATCCATGATGGTGATGGAGTTACTCAAAATGGCACACCGTTCGGGGACGAGTGCAAGGGGCACTGGGTGTTTACTGCGACTTGTAAAGAGGACAGACCACCAGCAGTAGTTGATGGTAACGTACAGCCTATTATTGATAAGACAAAGGTGTATAGCGGGTGCTACGGTCATGCAGCTATTTCAATATATGCATATGACAACCAATCAAAAGGTATAGGATTTGGACTTAATGCAATACAGAAGACTAAAGACGGTGAGCCGCTAGGATTTAACTTTAACGCTCAGGACGCATTTACAGCAGTAGCGCAGCCTACTCCAGCTATTGACCCAATTACAGGGCAGCCAATCTAATAAGCATACAACAGAATAGGGTAGTCACAGGCTACCCTATTAATTTACTAAATTTAGGAGGTATAAATATGGAATTTGAAGTTTTTTGTGACGCATTAAATCAGATAGTAGAAAAAGCTAAGGAAAGAAACGAGGATATATCTAGTGTTGAGATAGTAGCAGACAATTATTACGATTGTCTTCAGTTTGCTGATGCAGATGGAAACTTAATAGCTGAAATAGATTTTACTGAGAGTGGTGCAGTCAGCTTTTACGGGCCACTATGATAGGTGGTGGTTAGGTGAAACACTTAAATATAGATATAGAAACCTACTCAACTGAAAGTATAACAGATGTAGGGGCTTACAAATACGTTCAGGATCCAGAGTTTGAAGTCTTGATGTATGCCTACTCAGTTGACTTTGGAGAGGTTCAAATAGTTGATTTAGCGCAAGGGGAGAAATTACCAAACGAAATAGTAGAGGCTATGGCAGATGATAATGTAATCAAACATGCCTATAACGCGTCATTTGAATACAACGCCCTACTTGCTGCTGGATATGATGTAGGTACGAGAAAAGGTTGGAGATGTTCAATGTTTCATGCCATGTATTTGGGTTATCCTGGCGGACTTGCTAAAACAGGTAATGCAATTGGTCTACCACAGGATAAGAAAAAGGATGCATCCGGTAAAGCCTTAATCAAGTATTTCTCAGTGCCTTGTAAGGCAACCAAGGTAAATGGGGGCAGGACTAGAAACCTGCCTCACCATGATCCTGACAAGTGGGGGTTATTCAAAGACTACTGTAAGCAGGACGTTGTGGCGGAAATGGAAATTTACAAGAGGTTATCAATGTTCCCAGTACCTGATGTAGAACAGAGGCTGTGGGGGATATCTGACTCTATGAATGCCTTAGGTGTAAAAGTGGATATGGCGCTTGTAACTGGTGCATTAGAGATAAATGATAGACTGTCTGACAGGCTCATAGAGAGGGCAAAAGAGATTACCGGTATAGATAATCCAAAGTCAACTAAACAGGTCCTAGAGTGGCTACAGGAAAGAGTTGATGGGGTCGAAAATACTAACAAAGAAACGGTATCTAACCTACTAGCAAGAGAAGATATATCAGCTGAGGTAAGGGAGTTTTTAGAGATAAGACAAGAACTAGCTAAGGCATCAATCAGTAAATATGAAAAAATGGACATGTGTCGTGGAACAGGAGATAGAGTAAGAGGACTTCTTCAAATATACGGCGCCAATCGTACAGGCAGATGGGCCGGTCGATTAGTACAGGTTCAGAACCTACCTAGAAATTATATAGATACTTTAAAGGTAGCAAGGTCCATAATCAAGTCTAAAGACCTGGACCTACTGCAAGCTGTGTATGGTAATGCCTCTGACACTCTCTCACAGCTAATTAGGACGGCTTTTATACCGACAGCAGGTAATAAGTTTGTTGTGAGTGACTACTCAGCCATAGAGGCTCGTGTGGTGGCATGGCTTGCTGGTGAAGAATGGGTCAATAAGGTATTTGCAACCCATGGTAAGATTTACGAGGCAACAGCAAGTCAAATGTTTGGGGTACCGTTTGAATTAATCAAAAAAGGTAATCCTGAATACAGTCTAAGACAAAGGGGTAAGGTGGCAACGCTCGCTCTAGGATACCAAGGTGGTGTTGGCGCCCTGGTAGCCATGGGGGCCGATAAGATGGGTCTTAGTGAAGAAGAAATGACTGAAATAGTAGACAAGTGGAGAGGGGCTAATTCTAACATAGTAAAGCTATGGCATGGGCTAAACAGGGCTTGTATAAAGGCCTTACAGACAGGGCAGGACCAGGAGATTAGGGGGCTGATAATTAGATATGAGTGTGAAGCTATATACGGCCAATCATTTTTAACTATTCAGCTGCCAAGTGGTAGAAAGTTATTCTATCCTAAGCCTTACATAAAAGAAAATCAGTTTGATAAGCCGGCGGTTCATTTTTTCTCACAGAAGAATACCAAGTGGTTTCCGGAGAGTACTTATGGCGGTAAGCTAACGGAAAACTGCGTACAGGCCATTGCCCGAGATTGTCTAGCTGACTTACTCATAAAGTTAGACGAGAGATTGCCGGATAATCCTGTAGTAATGCACATCCACGACGAAGTTGTGCTGGACGCCAAGCAAGATTTAACACTGAATGAAGTTTGTGAGATTATGGCAGAGCCGGTTAGTTGGGCGCCTGGGCTAGTACTAAAAGGCGCTGGATTTGAATCAGAATTTTACATGAAAGATTAGGGGGATTAAGGTGACTAAATTAATTGATGGCAGATACTTTATGACGATGGAAGATGCACGTCAGTTTGACCTAGTACCAGGTAAAAAATACACAATTAAATATGATGAAGGTGGGAAGGTCGTAAGTGGTAAAAATGTGTTATACCCAAAGTTGACATTTTTATATGCGACAAATCATATTTTGTTCTTTAGGAATAAATATGGCATTCTCACAACGTTTCTAAGGAATAATGTTGTTACCAAAGTGGTTGGAGGTAATTAGATATGAATATTAGATGCAGATGGTGCAAAAACTATTCAAAGTCTTCTGGGTGTCTATATTTAGAAGATAAGACAGCTAGCAACATAGATCAGATAATAGAAGAGGGTTATATCTATGAGGCGCTAGAGGAAAGCGGGGTTTCTGGGTACAATATGGATGACCTTTGCGATACGATATACTGGGTTTTGGACAAGAGATTAAAAGTAAAAGTGGATTTAGATGAAGAGAGCTTTTACTGTAGTAAATATGAATAGGGGGTAAAAGATGGCATCAATGGTGGAAATTTTAGAGGAAATGCAATTAGTAGACTATGGAGAGGCAGAGCCAGAAATAGAAGGAAAGGACATGGTAAACAGTCCTGGCCATTATAAACTGGACGGCTTAAATATAGAGTCTGTAGACGTGATTAAGGCCGTTTTAGGGCCTGTCATGTTTGTTGGTTGGTGCTTAGGGAATGCTCTTAAGTATATGCTTAGATCAAAAAAGAAAAATGGACTTGAGGATCTAAAGAAAGGGGCTAAAAATCTATCATGGATAACTAGCTCAGATATGGGTAGGGTGATTGAAAAGCAAAAAGTTTTGGATACATTAGCTAGACATTCAACTCAATTCATACAAGACAACCCGAATTACTATATTATATGGCATAAAGGGGAAGTTTGTATAGACACGACATACTCAACTAATTACGGGGGCTATTATTTTAAATCTTATGAAGATGCTCTGAAAGTAATAGAGTTAATCGGGGATAAAGATTTAAAAATGTACTATTTTTGTCTAGTGAGAGAGGAGTGGTATTAGTGAAGAGATTTAATAAATTAGTAGCCTGCATAGCGCTAGGCAATATTTGCTTATTTGCTGCCGGTTTTGGGTTTGGTTACGATTATTGTAAGTCTGATATGAAAACTTATGTGGGTGAAGTCGTGGCCAAGGAATATAGGCCAGAGGAATATAAGACAAACCACGAAACAAAGATGATTGAGAAGTATGAGGAAGATTATTCAGTAAAGGTGAGAGACCACGCCGGAGATATAGTATCTATAAGTGTTAGCAAGGATGAATTTAATCAGATTGATATAGGGGAGAAATTAAAAAGATAAGTGACTGATACTTGAAAGGGGGGGGCGAACGTGTTCACTAATGATAGAAAAATTACTTTGTCAGTAGGTGCTAATAGGTACTCTAAAAATTGGCAAAGGCAGGTCATGAACTATTCAGACCTGGTTGAAAAATTAAAAACTCCCACAAGGTCACTTGAAACACTGGATGCATACCTTAAGCTTAAAAAGTCTGAGCAGGACAGCCTAAAGGATGTAGGCGGGTTCGTCGGTGGAGCTTTAAAGGGTAGACAGAGGTTATCTCATAATGTTGAGTCTAGGGATTTAATTACCCTAGACTTTGACAACATAGCTAGTGGTATGACTGATGATGTAATTAAGAGAGTGCAGATTCTGGGGTGTAATTATGTTATCTACTCAACTCGTAAGCATGCTGGATATAAACCAAGGCTTAGAATTATCATACCAACTGATAGGACAATTACTGTAGACGAGTATGAGCCCATAGCTAGAAAAGTAGCAGCCATGATTGGTATTGAGATGGCAGACCATACCACTTTTGAACCGTCAAGGTTGATGTACTGGCCGAGCTGTTCACGAGATAGTGAGTATGTGTATAAGTACGAGGACAAGCCGTTTTTAAGTGCCGACGGGATTTTAAACCAGTATGCTGACTGGACAGACGTATCTACTTGGCCACAGGTTCCAGGGGCTGAGATAAAAGAAAGACACCTAGTAGATAAGCAACAGGATCCAACGACTAAGACAGGGCTTGTGGGAGCCTTCTGTAGGACCTATGATATATTATCAGCCATGGATAAGTTTATTCCTGGAGCTTATGAGGAAGCCGGCAAAGATGACAGATACACTTATGCCGGTGGGTCAACCTCAGGTGGTGCGGTCATATATCAAGACGGAATGTTCTTGTACTCACATCATGCAACAGACCCTTGTAGTGGCAAGCTAGTCAATGCCTGGGACTTAATAAGGCTGCATAAGTTTTCAGATCTAGATGAACAGGCAGTAGAGAATACTCCGGTTGCTAAAATGCCGTCTTATGTGGCCATGAAAGAGCTTGTTAAAAGTGATAAGACAGTTATGTCTAAGCTTGACGAGGAGCGCCAGGAACAGGCCAAGACCTTTTTTGAGAGTATTGGCCAAGGTAGTAGTGATATTGATGTAGAGGAAGAAAATCCAGACTGGAAAAATCTGTTAGAAAAAAATGACAATACAAGTAAGAATGAAAAATCTATAGCCAACATAGTGACTATACTTACATATGATCCTAGCTATAGAGGTAAAATTTGGTTTGATGATTTTGCTGGTAGATTGATGGTTACTTGTCCGTTACCCTGGGATAGGTCAGAGGGTTCTCGTGAGTGGAAGGACTCAGATGATGCGCAGTTGACTCTAAGGTTAGAACAGGAATATCAAATTACCGGTAAGGATAAAATAGAAAATGCCGTTAAGGTAGTGAGTGACAACAATAAAAGAAATGAAGTAAAGGATCTAATTCAGTCATTTAAGTGGGATGGGGTTCAAAGAATACCGACTCTTTTACACGATTATTTAGGAGCTGAGCAGTCAGTATATACAGCGGATATTATGAAAAAGTCTTTGGCTGCTGCTGTGGCTAGAGCATTTAGTGATGGTGGGGTTAAGTATGATTATATGGTCATATTTACCGGTAAACAGGGGATTGGTAAGTCCACATTCCTGTCTAAGCTAGGTATGGATTGGTTCAGTGATAGTTTGTATAACTTTGAGGGTAAAGAGGCTGCAGAGCTTATACAAGGGACTCTAATCAATGAAGTAGGAGAGCTATCAGCCATGAATAAATCGGAGACCGAAGCGATTAAGCAGTTCTTATCTAAGTCACATGATATTTACAGGGCTGCTTATGGCCGGCATACATTTAAGAGGCCTAGGCGCTGCGTGTTCTTTGGGTCCACCAACTCCAACGAGTTCTTAAAAGATGCCACCGGTAACAGGCGTTTTTGGCCAATAAAGGTTGGTGTAATTACACCAACTAAAAATATATTTACGGACTTAGATAAGGAGATAAGTCAGATATGGGCAGAGGCCCACGTATACTATATGTTGGGTGAACCACTGTACCTAGATGGTGAAAGCAAGGAAATGTCTGAGAAGTTACAGGAAGATTTTAGAGAGATCGATCCATGGCAGATAGAGATAGAGGAGTTTCTGGCCAAGAAGATACCGCCTAACTGGTACAGCCTAAAGTTGCAAGAACAAAAATCCTGGTGGAACGGAAATTTTGAACGCGAGAATAAAGAGACCGGAGATTCAATAGACCTAATCGAACGAGATAGAGTGTGTGTAAGAGAGATTTGGCAGATATGTTTTAATGGTCAGATGCAGCACTGTTCGAGGAGAGAATCCAACAGAATAACAAACATATTAACAGGATTACCAGGTTGGCAAAAAGTAGAAAAATCAACAAGGTATGGGTTGTTTGGAGTACAAAAGGGATTTGAAAAAAGTAAGATTATTGCGCTAAAAAGGGTGTAACTAGCGCATTGAAATTGTAACTAGCGAAAAACTGAATTGTAACTAGCGTATTTATCAAAATATGGCTAGATACAGTGTTAGATACAAGGTCTATTTAAGTAATATCAATATATACAGTATATTTGTAACTAATGTAACTAGCATTTTATATATAGTATAAAAATATAGATATATAGATATATATAGATAATTATAGAATCTATACGCGTCTATAATATCTATAATACCTTAAATATATATAGTATATAGGAAAAAAGGGTACATTAGTTACACCTATTTTGGAGGTAGATTATGAGAAACGAAGAAATACTAGAAAAGCAGGTAGAAAAATATTTCAACAGAGAGGTTAAAAACTTGGGGGGTAAATCGTTTAAATGGGTTTCTCCTGGGAGTTCAGGGGTGCCAGATAGGATAGTTGTGTGGCCGGGTGGGTTAACAACTTATGTGGAGCTAAAACAAGAAAATGGTAAGCTAAGACCACAGCAGAGGTTAAGGATTAGCCAGCTAAATGCACAAGGGGCAGTTGCTTGTGTTGTGTACGGTAAAGATGGGGTTGATAAGTTTATCAGTGAGTACAAAAGAATGATTGATGAAAATACAGATTTATTTACTAAACCAGATATAGGGCTATCAATCGACAATTTGATTTATAGGTAGGTGGTAGATGTGGGATTAAAATTACACCCATACCAAGAACACTGTGTGAATAAGATTTTAGATAATGACAATATAGGGCTGTTCCTAGACATGGGACTTGGGAAAACTCTTATAACTCTAACAAGTATTAATAAATTAAAATATGACCGGTTTTTAGTAAATAAGGTACTGGTTATAGCGCCTAAAAAAGTGGCGGAAGCTACCTGGCAAAATGAGATAGAGAAGTGGCCCGAACTTAGAAACTTAAAAGTATCGACAGTACTTGGAACAGAGAAACAAAGGATTAAGGCTTTATGTACTACAGCAGACGTGTATATAATCAATCGTGAGAATGTGGTATGGCTGGTCGACCTATACCAAAATAAATGGCCATTTGATATGGTTGTGTGCGACGAGTTTTCAAGCTTTAAGTCACACCAGGCAAAAAGGTTTAAAGCTTTAAAGTCTGTTAAGCCCCACATCAAAAGACTTATAGGCCTAACCGGTACACCAAGCCCAAACGGATTACTAGATCTATGGGCTCAGGTATATTTACTGGATAGCGGTGAGAGACTAGGTAAAAGTTATTTTAGTTTTAGGGCAAATTACTTTAAGTCAGATTACATGGGGTATTCATACACACCGATTGAGAATACCGAAAAATTGGTGACCGATAAAATATCTGATATTTGCATATCCATGAAGGCTAGTGACTATCTAGACTTGCCACCAGTAACGGATAATATAGTACCGGTGGTCTTATCGGCCAAAGCGGAGAAACAATATAAGACACTTGAAAGAGACATGGTACTGGCTATACCGGATGCAGAAGACATAGATGCAACTAGTGCAGCAGCCTTATCAAATAAATTATTGCAGTTGGCCAACGGGGCAATCTATGACGAAGATCATAAATACCATGAAGTCCACGACTGCAAGATTGATGCCTTTATGGAGTTAATCGAGCAGCTAAACGGTAAAAGTGCATTGGTATTTTATAACTACCAGCATGACCTGGATAGGCTTAAAAAAGTATTGGCCAAAACAAAATTAAGAGTTAAAAAGCTAGAGGGCCCACAAGACCAAACTGACTGGAATAAGGGCAAGATTGATATACTTCTTACACATCCAGCGTCAAGTGCTTATGGCCTTAATCTCCAGCAAGGTGGAAATCATGTAATCTGGTTTGGCCTAAATTGGAACTATGAACTGTATACACAGGCAAATAAGAGACTGCACAGACAAGGACAGACGGAAAAAGTTATAATACATCACCTAGTTACTCAAGGCACTAGAGACGAGGACGTCATGGAAGCCTTGAGAAGAAAAGAGGATGTACAAAATTATGTGCTAGATAGTTTAAAAGCTAGGATTAAAAAGATTAAGGGGGAATGTTAATGACGCCTAAGAAATATTTAGAGCAGATTCAGACGTTAGAGACTAAGATAAATCTTAAAAAGGATCAGATACTTGAAGAAAGAACCCGGGCGCAGTCTTGTACGGCAGTATTATCCGAGAGGGTACAGACATCAGCTTGCGGGGATTCACTTCCTAGAATTATCGACAAAATTTGTATGTTTGAGAGGGAGATGGATATTTTAATTGACAAGCAGATAGATTTAAAACGTGAGATCATATCAAAATTTGATAAGATGACCAATACTGATCACATCAAAATTCTGGAAATGAAGTATCTTAAGAACATGAATTTGGTGCAGATAGCAGCAGAACTTAATTATAGTTATAGCCAGATTAAGAGGAAACATGGTTGGGCTTTAGAGGAATTCAAGCAATTTATGTAAAAAAGAGCCACAATGAGCCATCAACATGTGGTAGTATGATATCGTGGAAGTATGAAGGAAGACCTATATCTCCTTTCTTAATTATTTTATTGATTAGCAGTATGGCAAACACGGGGCAAAGCCTTCTACTTCCACAGGTACTTTTGGTAGATACATTTTAAACCTCCTTAATTTATATATTTAAAAAAAGGCATCTTAGGGTGTCTTTTTTGTTGTGATAAAAAGTAACGATAGCGTTACCAGTAAAATTGAAAAAATGTGTTGAAAAGCCTGCAAAAGATAGTATGTAGTAATGATAATGAAGTTGGTACACAATTAAGAACCTGTAATGGGTTCTTTTTTCATACAATAAATTGAAAGCGAGGTGAGCCTGATGGCAAAATTAACCGACAAACAACGTCGATTTGTAGAAGAATATCTAATCGATCTTAACGCCACTCAGGCGGCCATAAGAGCAGGATATTCAGTAAAAACTGCTAAAGAAATTGCAGCACAAAACTTATCAAAACTTAACATTTCAAATGAGATTGCTAAGGCAATGGCAGAAAGGTCAAGAAGAACAGGGGTATCAGCAGATAGAGTTATAGAGGAGTTAGCCAAGATAGGATTTGTTAATATATGTGATGTAGTTGATGTAACAACAGGTAGGGTGTGTTTGGGTGCTAAAAAAGATGACCTGGCCAGCGTTCAGTCAATTAAAATTAAGGAAACTGAATTCGGTACAGAGCAGGAAATTAAGCTATACGATAAGAAATCCGCACTAGAATTACTTGGAAAGCACCTTGGCATATTCACAGATAAGATAGACCTCAATGCCAATGTGAATACGGAAAAATTTGATGATGTTATAAGCCAGCTAGGTGGTGATGGATTAGATGAGTAATAGAAAAGTTGGAGGATTCAGCATGAAAGAAGAGTATAGGGTAATAAAAGAGTTCCCTAGATACTCTATAAGCAATTTTGGAAACGTAAAAAACAATAAGACAGGGCATATAATATCTCAAAGAAAAGCTGCAAATGGATACATGAGGGTAAATCTAAGATATGGTGATAGAAAATATGAAAAACCAAAAACGAGAAGTACTCATAGGCTTGTAGCAGAACATTTCTTGAATAAGGTTGATGGCAAAGATTATGTGAACCATAGAGATTTGGATAAAACGAATAATAAGGTTGATAATCTTGAATGGGTAACGGCCAAAGAGAATAGTGTTCATGCTTATAAAAATGATAAAAATTATGCTAATAAGTGTTTAGATAACTTAAAAATATCGCACGAACGCAGTAAAAAACTTATCGATGTCTACAAAGGGGATAAATATATTGGCAGGTTTAAAGGCAAGAAGGCTGTATCACAAGCTTTAAAAATAAATGAGAAGACAGTATATAACGGTTTAAAAGGTACACCTAGTAGAAAAGGGTATACTTTTTTTAGTGCTGTTACTGAGGGGGTGGTTTAATGTCTCAGCGCGTAATGCCTCTATCAAAAAAATATATTGATTTTTGTAACACAATAAAAAATGTAGATGTAGACGTACTTGAGGGAACGTGACTACGGCCTCCGGAAAAACAACCGTGGGTGCAGGTGTGAAATTTATGCGTATGGTGTCTAGATCAAATAAGAAACTTCACATCATAGCTGCAAAGACCACCGGTATAGCAGAAAAGAACATACTAAATCCAGACTATGGTATATTAGATATTCACCCCAGTGCAGAATATTATGGCAATGGGGATAAGTCGGATAAGATACCTCACATCAAGTTTGAGGGCAAGGTGATATATATTCTAGGCTATGATAACAAGGACAAGTGGAAGATGGCACTAGGCGGTCAGTATGGCTGCGTATACATTGATGAGTGTAACACGGCAGATATTGAATTTATGCGTGAGATATCATCAAGAAATGATTATATGCTGCTTACACTAAACCCTGATGATCCTAATTTACCGGTCTATGATGAATTTATAAACAGGTCTAGGCCATATAAGAAATATGCCAAAGATGTACCGCCCGAGATTATGGAAGATTTAGAAAGAGTAGAACCAACACCGAAATGGCGATACTGGTTTTTCACATTCAACGATAATTTGAGTCTCACACCCGAGGCCATTGAGAAGAAAAAACAGGCAGTACCAAAGGGGACTAAGCTATACAAGAATAAGATATTAGGCCTAAGAGGTAGAGCCACAGGCCTAGTATTTCCGAACTTTAGTAGACAGGTTCACGTTAAATCTGAAAAATGGCTTAGAAATAGGCTTGATGAAAAATACTGCAGAGAACACAAGCTAAAACATTGGAAGCTTACACAGTTTACAGGGGCGTTGGATACAGCCTATTCAAGTGAGAGTCCTGACACGTTTGCTATGTCTTTTCAAGGCATAACAGATACTGGAGTGCTGATATACCTTGAAGAAGAGATATACAACAACGCAAATATTGAAACACCATTGGCGCCAAGTGATATAGCGCCTCTTTTTTATGAGTTTCTTGAAAGATGTCGTAAGAAGTGGGGTTTTAGTCCTGATAATTTCATTGACTCAGCAGACCAAGCGACAATCACAGAGGTAAATAAATTCAGAAAGAGAAATCCAAAGGCATCTGTATATAGATTTTCAAATGCCTGGAAAAAGATGACTATAATCGACCGTATCCATTTGATGCTAGGTTGGTTAAATAGTGATGATGGTAAAGAGCCATATTATTATGTACTTGACCATAATAAGCACCACATACGAGAGATGGAGTCATATAGCTGGAAAGAAGATAAATACGAACCAGAAGACCGTAACGACCATACAATCAATAGCGGTCAGTATGGATTTATTCCATATAAATTTAAGATAGGAGAGAGGTGATAAAGTGATAAATATAATTAAGCAGAATACTGATGCACCAGTCAGTCTAACCGAACTAATCAGCTTCAATAACAACTGCATTAAAAACAGAGTGTGGTACAGGGGTGACCCATCAGAGCTTGAGGAGTTTTTTAAGTCCTCTATCAACTCAGACAGTGTTAGCAAGGCTAGATTTTGGGCCTCAGTCCCATCTAGCGGAACTATTAGAAAGTTCCATAGTGGAATATATGCGATAATAATTGACTCTCTTACAGACCTAATATTGGGGGATTATCAAGGCTTACAAGTAGGAGACGAGCCAGAGGAAAATAATCCAGTATTATCTGTGTGGGAAGAAATAGCCAAGGATAATAATTTTGATAGTGAGCTATTCAGAGATGCCATAACAGACACCCTAATAGTGGGGGATGGAGTTTTTAAGTTCTCTTATGACAAGGAAATTTCAGACTACCCAATAATTGAATTTGTGTCCGGTGAAGACCTAGAGATTATTTCTAAAAGGGGCCGAGTTACAGAGTATAGATTTTACAGCTACTATAAGAAAAATGACAAGAAATACAAGCTGATAGAATCTTATAAAAAAGGATCTATTGAGTACAAGTTAGTCAATGAACATAACAAAGAAGTGCCGCTATCAACGATTGAGGAAATAGCAGACTTAACCGGTGTAACATGGGGTGGCAAGTTCTTCTTATGCGTACCTATGAGATTCTATAAATCTCCTAAGGAAAAGACTAGGGGCATGGGTATACTAGACCGAAAGAGTGACAATATAGACGCCTTAGACGAGGTAATAAGCCAGTGGGTAGAGGCTATGAGAGATGGTAAAGTTAAGACTTACATACCTGAGTCGCTACTTCCAAAGGATCCTGATACTGGCAAGGTCCTAACTCCTAGTTCATTTGATAACAAGTTTATAAAGACTGATACACCTATGAAGGAAGGTCAGATAGATAAGATTGAACAGGTACAGGCAGTAATAAATCATGAAGCTTTTGTAAATACTTATGCTAGTATCCTAGATCTAGTACTGCAAGGCGTTGTATCACCTAGCACCCTAGGTATTGACCTTAAAAAGACAGACAATGCAGAGGCACAGAGGGAGAAAGAAAAGACCACTCTTAAGACTAGGGGTAAGATAGTTGATACCCTTATGGAAGTTATCCCACATGTTGTAAATACTGCCCTTATCACTCAGCAGGTGATAGAGAACAGGGGGCAAGGCATTATAATTCCTGAAAATGAAATATCCTTGTTATTTGGTGAGTATGCTAGCCCATCATTTGAAGACAGAGTAGAAACAACTTCAAAGGCTGCAACATCAAATATAATGAGCGTTGAACGTCTGGTAGACGAGTTATGGGGAGATAGCCTAACCCAGGAAGAAAAGGACGAGGAAGTGGAAAGGATTAAAATCCTAAGAGGTGTAAATGTCCTAGAAGAAGAACCAGAGGGGATACATGACCTAGAAGGTGAAGTAGATGAAGAAGAACCGGAAGAGACTGAGGAGTAATAGTAATTCCTGGGATGACATTGGATATATATACCAGCAGATGGAACTTGACCTAGTTGAGTCTATGAAAAGAAACCTTGCAAGACATGAGAAAGAAGAGATGAAACAAGGCTTCAAATTTGAACAGTGGCAGGCAGCAAAACTTAGAGACATGGAAAGGTTTAGGGCTGAAAATCACACCATTATTGGGTCCTATGAGCCTGAGATTGAACAGTTAATACAATCCGCCCTTATAGGTACTTATGATAAGGGTGTAAAATTAGCTTCTGATAGCCTTATACAGGCTAAGCAGTACGCACTTGATAATGATATAAGTGTTGCACTTCCTAAACCTATACAGCCAGTAGTAGAGCCTCATAAACTAGTACCAAGTGAGTCGGTCACGAAAGAAGAAGCTAAGCAGGCATTAAAAGAATTTGAAATGTCTAGCAGAGTCAAAGAAGAGGTATTTTTTAGGACTAATGACGGCAAGCTAAAAGCCCTAATCAGAGAGACAAAAAAGACCGTAGCAGACCCGACAAAGGCCATACTAAGATACCAGGACGACCAGTATAGGCAGATAATTGCAAGGACTCAGATAGCTATGTCAAGCGGTAATTTGACACTTACACAGGCTATAGATCAAGCAACTGCTGATTATCTAAGAGCTGGCATAACTAATATTGAGTATAAGGATGGTAAGAGGGTTAATATAGCTGACTATGTGGCTATGTGTTTAAGGACTTCCAACCATAAGGCTTTTTTACATGGGCAAGGGGCTAAGAGAATGCAAATAGGCGTAACAACGGTCTTAGTATCCCAACACTTAACCGCTTGTCCTTTATGTGTACCATGGCAAAATGAGATATTGATTGATGATATATTTAGCGGTGGTACTCCTGATGACGGGCCATATCAGCTACTAAGTGAAGCAGTTGCAGAGGGGTTACTTCACGTTAATTGCCAACATAATCTAAATACTTTTTATCCTGGTATTAGTACTAAACCACCAACGTTAGACCCTAGCAAGGTTGACGAGGCTTATAAGGAAACTCAGCGGCAAAGAAGACTAGAGAGGGCAATCAGGAGACAGAAAAGAGTTGTTGCAGGAACAACGGATTTGACTAACTTCAACAACGAGAAAAGAAAACTGACACAACTGGAAGTCAGGCAGAAGAACCGAGGTCAAGACCAGGGATTCAAGATTGACCCAAGTAAGACTAAAGTCAAGGATGTTGATGTTAAAAAGACCAAAGACGACTTGATACAAAAGGCCATAGATGATAAAATTGAAGAAACAAGGAAATATATAAAATCTGATGAGTGTATTAAAAAGATTCATGAGGGTAGGCAAGGTAAGCACATAGTTGGTCATAATAATTATGATGGTAAGAGTTATTTAGCTGATGGAGTAGACCCGCAAAAACTTGTTGATGAATACCACGGAACTGGAGACTTAAAAATAAAAAATGCGTATAAAAACTGGGGTAAAAAAGAATTTATTATGTCCGATAAAGTAATTGGCTATGATGTCAACATACTCACTGGAGAAATAACACCGACGAGATATTTTTCAATACACTATTCAAAGAGAGGCACCCACATAGTGCCTAGAAAGGAGCCGAACAATGGTAAGTCTTGAAGAAATGAGAAAAGCCGAGGGGCATCAAATTAGGATAGTTTACACTAATGGTGTTTCAAACGAAGATTATTGTTCGTATTATATGCACCCTGTTGACGATGAAGAAGAGGCGTTGATATTTATAGGAGAGCATTACGAAGCAGAACAATCTGATATTGAAAGTATTACAATCCTAGACTAGTAGGTGTAACAATGGATAATTTTAAATACATATATAGGATTTTGAAGTTACTTGAAAAGTCTATGGATTTAGAAGAGTTCGACCCGGAGTTAATAGGGTATAAGGAATTTGATATATCTAAACCTAGGTGGTCAAGGATAATGTCAATGTTGAAAGAACAAGAATACATACAGGGTATTGACGTATGGTATTCACTAGACCAAGATTACCCAAGGGTGAAATTGGTTAGACCTGAAATAACATTAAAGGGCTTAGAGTATCTTAATGAAAACAGCATGATGAAAAAAGTATATAATGCTGCCAAAGGAATAAAAGAATTGATATAGGCATCTTAACAGTAGTTAGGGTGCTTTTTTAATATAAAAATTGACCCGGACAAGTCATTAAAAGGTCTATTTTTTATGTCAATTATTTACTCATGGCTAAGAGAATAACAGAGCCAACTACAGTACTGGCACCGACCAGAATAAAAAGGAGAGTAGATATTATGGAATGGTTAAATGAAATATTGAAGGATGTTGAGGGCAAGGAAGAAATAATCAAGTCTATCAAAAAGGGCATAGGTGAAAACTTTGTATCCAAGGCAGACTTCAATACGAAAAATGAGACAGTCAAGACACTAGAAAAAACAATTAAGGACAGAGATGAACAGTTAGAGACCTTGAAAAATTCTAAGGAAGATACGCAGACCCTAAAGGCTACGATTGAGACCTTACAGAAGGAAAACAAGGCCAATGAAGACAAGTATCAGGCAGATATAAAGGCTATGAAGCTGGATAGCGCTATAAAGCTTTCAATAGCTGGCAAGGTGCATGATGAAGAATTGGTTACTGGTCTGTTTAATAAAGACACCTTAATTGTTGGAGATGATGGTAATATAATAGGTCTTGAGGAGCAGCTAAAGGGCTTACAGGAGAAAAAGAGCTTTTTATTCAAGGAAGCTGGGGAACCTGCAGGCGGTAATAATGGCGGGGTAGACTTTAAATTTGGAGCTGGTAAAAATGAACCGAACATCACTGATGATGTCTTAAATAATGCATTTGGCCTGCCAAGTAAAGAATAGAGAGGAGTTAAACTATGAGTTACAATTACGCAGAGAGATTTGAAAGACAGATTGAAGCAAAGTATAAGCACGGATTAACAAGTGCTGACATGGCAACTAATAACAAGTATAAGTTTATAGATGCTCAGACAATAAAGATACCAACAGTAGCGGTATCAGGTTACAAGGATCATAAAAGGGATGGTTCAGTAAATAAGGGAACTATCACAAATGAATGGACACCATACAAGCTAAAGCATGATAGAGACATATCATTCTATGTTGACGAGATGGATGTCGACGAGACTAACCAGGTCTTAAGTGCTGGTAATATAACGGCTACATTCATGGAAGACCAGGCAATACCAGAAGCAGATGCCTATAGATATTCAAAGTTATATGCAGATGCTAAGGAGCATGGGGCAACAGTAGATACTACGCCTTTGACAGCTCAAAATATCCTGGAGATATTTGACAAGGCTATGGAAGCCATGGACGAGGCAGGTGTACCATCTGAAGGTAGAAAGATGAAGGTCACACCTAAGGTATACACTATGCTTAAGAATGCTGAAAAGGTACAGAGAACACTAGAGGTAACTGGCGGGGCTGATATCAATAGAAACGTTAGAAGCCTTGATGAAGTAGATATCCAGAAGGTACCATCTGATAGGTTCAAGACTGTATATGATTTTGCCAATGGTTTTACTCCAGGTGGTTCAGCTAAGCAGATGCACATGATCATATACCATCCAACTGCTATAATTGCACCTATCAAGGTACAAGATGTGTATTTGTGGCCAAAAGGGTCAGACCCACAGGCGGCATTTGGTTGGTTATATCAGAATAGATCATTTATGGATTTATTCTTAATCAAGCAGAAAAAAGAAGGCGTGTATATAGTGGCTGAAACAGAATAGGGGGTAAATTATGTACGCAATATTAGGAAATAGAGAACACAAGATAGATGAATCAGAAAAGGCTTCTTATCTAGCTGAGGGTTACTCAATATATGATGATAATTTTGACCTGGTAGAACAGCCAGGTCAGGATACATCTAGTGAGGAACTAGAAAAGCTAAAGGCAGAGAATAAGAAGCTTAAGGCTGAAAATACTAAGCTTAAAAACAAGTTAAAAGAGGCTGAGGGAGAACCAGGTAAGAAAGAATCAGAGGGGCAGTAATATCTACTGTCCCTTTTATAATAAAGGACGGTGATAGATATGTACGCAACGATTGATGACTATGTAAGGCTAGGATATGAGGAACTAGACGATAAGACCGAGGTGTACTTAGAGAGGGCCTCAAGGCAAATTAATACAATTTGTTTTGGCCGCATAGAGGGCTATGGGTTTGATAACCTAACCAAGCACCAACAGGGGCTAATCAAAGAGGCTGTATGCGCACATGCTGAATTTTCCTATACTTATAAGGACTATCTAAGCGCACCAGTTGCCAGCTTTTCAGTATCCAAGACATCCATTAATTTTGGTGATGTTGGAACAACTTTAAATGGAGTTAAAACATCTAGTCAGGTTATAGAGTTTTTGAGAGGTACAGGGCTACTTTGCCGGGTGCTAAGATGATTAAGTTCCCGACACCACCACCTTGGATATTAAACACACCTATACAAATTATCGCTGAAATAGACGGTGAGGACGGTGTGGAAGAAAAAGTTATATTTGATGGTAAGGCCTACTATGAGGAAGGCGTAAGGCGTGTGGTAAACGAGAATAAGCAGATATTAGAGTTATCTGGTCTTGCTATTGTTTATGACAATATAGCCTTTGATAAGGCCTTTATAAGGATTGATGGTAAGGACAGGGCAATATACAGGACTTCAAGACCGAGAAATCCTGACGGGTCTATCTACTCAACTGAAATGGAGCTGATGTAATGGCTAAGGTTAATATAAGTATAAATCTTAATCAGTCAGCTATTGATAAGATTAAAGAGGCAGCAGGACCAGCCCTAGAAATGACTATGGATGCGCTGGCTACAGAAGTTGAAAATAAACAGGTAGTGCCCTTTAGAGATGGTATATTGAAAGACTCAGAATCACATGGCGTGGTAGAGAATAAAGGCTTTATATCATGGGATACACCTTACGCGAGGCGATTATACTACCATCCTGAATATAATTTCAGTAAGGAAAAACACGTCAACGCACAGGGTCTATGGATGGATTACTGGATACACGGTGATGGTAGAAACTGGCTGACAAATGCTGCCGGTCAATTTCTAAAACAAAAGTCTGGGGGTGTGATTAAGTGATAACAGCCTCTAATGTTAAAGACTACCTAAAAGGTAGCATAGATGGAGTAAATAACTGGTTCAGTGGCTCTCTAAGGTCTAATAAAGAGAAAGGTATATGTATCTATTCTAAACAGGCTATGGGGCGTAATAAAGTTTGCCTAGGCGGTTTAGATAATACAAGTACATTTGTCCAAGGCTATTCTATTTTGATTCACTGGAATAAAAATGCCAGTGAGTCAGAACAAAAAGCCATGGAAGTATATGAGGATTTATGGGGGCAGAATCCAGTTATAAATAAACATAAGGTGATAAAGATTGATTTAAGGGATGCCAACCCAATTGGCATAGGAGTTGATGATAACGGCATATACGAGTTTGTAATTAACTTCGATATTTTATATGAAAGGTAGGAAAGAACATGGCTAAGAATAATAATGTTACTGGAGTATATCCGGTTTACAAGATAAAATTTAAGGTCGGTACTAAGGGTAAGGCTTCGACAGGCGCATCCGATATGGCCGTAATAAAAGACCTTGAGACATTCTCGCTATCTATTGATGGCAATGTGGAAGAGTGGACACCAATGGATACAGATGGATGGGCTAGAAGGCTTATGACAGGAAAGGCCTTTAGTATCTCGCTTAATGGTAAGAGACATGTGGGGGACCCTGGTAATGACTATGTGGCGGACGTTGCATGGAAGGATGGTCTTGACTGCTCTACTAAGGCGGAAATTGAGTTCCCTAATGGCGCTAAGCTTAAGTTTGATTGTGTAATTGACGTCAAAAACGTTGAAGGTGCAGACTCAACTAATGTTGCATCACTTGAATTTGAGTTACTATCAGACGGTAAGCCAGAGTTTACACCGGCCCCCCAAGCATAGAACCTGACCCTGGTTCGTTGGGTTAAATAATGGGTGATGTTAATGTTTTATGTAAGGGCCGTACTTGTTGCGGTCCTTGTTATGTTAGAGATAAGGAGAGATAGAAAAATGGCAAAGCAGTTTTATGATATATCAAATAAGTTAACTAGACAAAAGCCAGTAGTCAAGTTTGAAGAGGGTAAAGAGTTCAAGATCAATAGTACTTTAAAGGGGGCTATAGCCATGCAGGGCTTAGCTGAGAGTGGCAAGGAAGACCTAAACACTCTTAGGGAAATGGTCGCAATAGGTATTGGCGGTGAGGGGCTGGCCTATGTCGATTCACAGGAATTTACCCTAACTGACTGGCAGACTATCGTTGAAACGATATCTAATGCCATGATGGGCGTTGATGACGAGGAAGAAGAGGCAGCAACTGAAAAAAAGTTAGATGGTATGACCTTGTAGAAGACTGGGAACTGATAGAGGCATCATTCCTAACTCAGTATGGCACAAGGCTAAGGGGTTCTGATTTAGAATGGGACGAGTTTTGTACATTACTTAGTGGAATAATGCCTAAAACACCCCTTGGTCAAGTTGTATCTATAAGGTCAGAGGATGACAAGGAAATGCTGAAAAACTTCAATGAACATCAAAGAAAGATAAGACGTGATTGGAGAAGTAAGCAGGCAAAGCTAAGAACTGATAAAGAAAATGAAGAAATGATTAAACAGCTGGAACAAGTGTTTGCTAAGGCATTTGGCTAGAATAATCCATGAAAGAAAGTGAGGTGAGGATAATGTCAGATGGTACAGTTGGTACAGTCAAATTAGGGGTTGAGTTGGATGCAGATATATCTAAGTCGCTAAATAAGGTTGCTGATACCATATCAAGTAAGATTAAGTCTCTGTTTGAAACACCTGAGGGGGCTACAAAAATTGGTGAGGCCTTTACTAAGTCTATGGAAAAATCCATGGATAGGGTTGAAAAAGTAATGTCTAATGTTGATACCACTATGGAGCAAACTGTAAATAAGGTTGATGCAGCCTTGCAGAAAATGATTAACGGTATAAGCAAGGCAGTAGGTATACTTATAGAAAAGCTTAAGGCCTTAAATCTGCAACAGATAAACCCTAAGCCTGATGTAATTCCTGACGTAACTGATAAGATAAGCATACCGCAACCAAGAGCACCGCCGGTTAAGACTGGTATTAAGGCTGATATGCAGTACTACCAAGACCAGATTGCAATAATACAAGAAACTATAAACTTACAAGAGTCTGCTGCTAGCAGTCACGTAAAAAGGGTTAAAGAGCTAGAGGCCCAGTACAAAAAGACCGCAGTAGCAATGAAAAATGTCGGGGGCAAAATAACAGAGGTATTTGACCCTAATGCTCCAGGGGCTAAAAAATTAGCAAGTGATATAGCTAAGGAAAATGCTGCAATAGACAAGATAGGATTAAGTATAAACAACTTAAATTCTAAACTAAGTCAAACCGAAAGACATATGAAGACCTTACAGGATAAGGCAAGCACCGCCACAAACGGTGTAAATAAGGCGGTATCAAAGGCTAGTACACAGATTAACAGTAAGCTAAGGGGCGCATCTGTAAGAGCCTTTAAGGGCATTCGTAAGGCCATGCTGCTACCTTTCAAGCCTACCATATTAGGTTTTAGAAAAGTAGGAGACGCAGCGCATAATGCTGGGATGAGAGGAGCTAAAGGTTTTAATACATTAGACAAGTCATTTTGGAAGGTGTTTAAAAGGCTATTTATAATTGGTGTAATTTCTAAGATGCTAAGAGGACTTACTGGTTATATAGGTGATGCCTTGATGGCCAACGAGCAATACAGGGCTTCACTTGATACAGTAAAGTTAAACCTAGCAGCAGCCTTCCAACCTATAATGGATGTCATAATTCCAGCCCTTACTAAGTTGATGGCTTGGCTTGCAAAGGCTACTGGATACATGGCTGCCTTTATTGCTACTATGTTTGGTACAACTTACAAGGCTAGCGTTGAAGGTGCTAGACAGTTAAATGCACAGACTACAGCTTATAAAGAAATGAGTAAGCAGTCACAAAAGACAGCTAGTAAGGTTAAGAAGTCAGCTAAGGAAATGATAGGATCCTTAGCGGGGTTTGACGAGATTAATACTATAAGTCTTAAGACTGACAAGGTAGATACTGGAGCTGATGAAGCAAGTAAGGCACCAAGCTGGGCTACGGCGGCAACTACTGAAATTGGTGATACATCTAGGTTTGACAAGTTTAAGGATATCCTAAAGGGTATATTTAAGCCTTTCCAAGAATCATGGGCTAATGAAGGGCAAAATACTATAAAGGCATTTAAGTATGCCATGGGTGAAATATCTGAACTGGCTAAGTCAGTTGGTAGGTCACTGTACGAAGTGTGGACAAACGGAACCGGAACTGAGATGCTGGATTCAATCCAAAGGCTACTCCAAAATATATTATATCTAATTGGTGATATAGCTAAGTCATTTAGGTTGGCTTGGGATGATGAGGGCAGAGGTACTCAGATAATCCAAAATATTGCTGATGGAATAATAAATACCATTAAGCTATTTGAAAGTATTACAGCAAGTATCAGAGAAGTTTGGGGCGTTGTTGGTGATGAAATAGCGGTTAATTGCCTTGATATACTTAAGAATGTTACACACCTGTTTGCTGAAATACCTAAGACATTTAAAGAATCATGGGATAAGAATAAAATAGGTACAGAGTTCTTACAGCATATAGGAAATGGATTTAATAATATATTAGGTCTAATAAGTCAAGTAACTGGCGCAATGGATGGGTTGTGGGCTAAGTTTGGACCATCTATAACAGATACTGTAATGCAGTGTATGAACGCTACAGGGGCGTTATTTGAATCTATGACTATTGGTTTTAGAGGTGTCTGGGATAATGGCGGTAACCATCTGTTTGAGTCTATAGGCAGACTAGGGACAAGGCTATTTGAGTTAGCTGGTAAAATATACACAGATTTTATCGCACCAACTGCGGGTAAGTTCCTAGAGATTCTAGGACCAGCTATAGGCAAGGTACTTGACATAATAGCCAGTCTATTGGATAAGTTTAGTGAGTTAATCGAGTGGCTATTACAAGACGGAAATCCTACTTTGGAAGCCCTGGTTACTATAATTGGGGCATGGGTCTTAGCATCCAAGGGGCTGATGATTTGGCAGGCTATACCAGGTATGTTAATTACTGCAAGAAGCGCTGTATTTGTCCTAGGCCAGTCATTTAAAGTTGCTCTACTTAGCATAAACCCAGTAACAATAGCCGTAGCAGCGGTTATCGCGATAGGCATAGCCTTATGGAAAAACTGGGATAAGATAGCCCCAGCTATTAAAAAGATATGGGAAGATTTTAAAAATGCCTGTGTAAATATATTTACAGCAATAGGTAAATTTATATCTGATACCTGGGATAAGATTGTATCCGGTATAACAAGTTTTGGATCAAGAGTATTCAAAGGCCTAGGAGACTTGGCTACTAAAATAATAAAGGGCGCCGGAGATTTTGCAACGAAGATTTATTCCTGGTACGTTACCCTATGGGCTAATATTATCAAATATTGCATAGACGGTATAGGTAAGGTCCTATCAGCAATAGTTAACTTCTTTAGTAGGTTCTTAAATGCTGGGTGTGACCTAGTGAGACATATAGCTAGAGGTATTTCAAACACTATGCACAGTGCCGTTACAGCTATGGCTAACGTTGGAAGGAGTATCTATAATGCTATTAGGAATATTAGCTTATTTAATATAGGCAAAAATCTAATTCAAGGCTTATGGAATGGCATATCTTCGGTAACAGACTGGATATTAGACCAGTTAGGTGGCTTCTGTGATAGCGTAGTTGATAAAGTAAAAGACTGGTTTGGTATAGCATCACCATCTAAGGTATTCAAAAATGAGATAGGTAAGTGGATACCTAGAGGTATGGCCATTGGTATTGAGGCAGAAACTGACAAGGTATCTAAGGCTATGGACGGTCTTATGGAAATACCTGCTCTAAGACAGCCAGAATTGTCCTTTATGGGTGAACCTAAGCCACCACAACCACCGGATAGAGATAGTATTGTAAAAGAGATACTAGAAATTATGAACGGTGGAGATGATGACAAGAACCCACAGCCTAAGCCTATTCACGTTACCCTAGAGGTTGATGGTGAGGTAATAGGTAAGAAGTCAGTGGAGTATATAGATGACGTTCAGAAGCGTATAGGAAGGCCAGTATTTGGTTAGAAAGGAAGATAGATGATAAGTGTAAACGGAGTTAATATAACACCATATATTAAGACCTGCAAGACATCTTTACAGGATCTAGACTCAGATTCATCTGTCAGAAATGTTAAAGGTGAAATGATGAGGGATAGGATAGCGGTTAAACGCAAACTTGAACTAGAGTTTTGCCCTTTAGAAAATGGTGATATTAAAAGAATCCTCGGTGCAATATCCGGGGTTTTCTTTAGTGTCACTTTTATAGATCCACTAGAGGGAGAAATAACAAGGCAGATGTACTGCGGGGATAGGAGTGCAGCACTATACAACAGTAAAAAAAGACTGTGGTCAGGTCTTAAATTTAACTTGATTGAGAGGTGATTGATTTGGTTGATATGAAATTGATAAAAGAGGCGTTTGCTGAGCCCTCAAGAGAGTTAAGCTGTAACATTACTATAGGGGATACGGTTTACAATGATGACTTTATAGAAAATTTTAAAATAGTAAAGGGGCTGTCTGAGGCTAAAGATTTTGAAGTGGGTACAGCCTTCATGTCTTCAATCAACCTAAAAATGGTTGATAAGCTAGGAGAATTTAATAAGGCGGCCTTCAAGGATAAAACTTGTAAAGTTGAGATAGGCGTTAAGACTTCTCAAGGTGTTGGTTTTGTAAAAGTCGGTGAATATTTTATAGATTCAGTGGGGTCAGACAAGGCTAGCTGGACTTTAAAAGGCTATGATAAGATGTGTAAATTCAATGTCAAATATGACTGCAAATTAGACTTCCCTACAACATTAAAAAGTGTTGTTCTTGATATATGTAAAATGTGTGGAGTAGAGCCATCAAGTGGCATTAAGAGCTCAACAGGGGTTCTTAATAAAACTATCAAGTACAAGCCTAATTTCTATGAGATGACCTGCCGTGAAGTTTTAGCACAGGTTGCGGAATTGTGTTGTGGTTGGGCTTACATTGACACAGAGACACAAAAATTAGAAATATGCAGCGGTTACTCAAGTGATTCAGATATAAAAATAAATGATGATAATTTGATCGTTTTTAAGGAACTCAAGAGCAGCACTAACTCAGATACTAAAATACAAATTGACAGTGTGAAGATTATACAAAAGGGCGCTGATGATGCAGATTATAACGCAAATAGTCCTAGAAAATTCCATATAATCGATAATATATGGATCCAGGGTAACGGGCATGAATTTTTAGACTATGCTACTAAGTCATACAACTTTAGTGAGCTGTCAGCTCTAAGCATAAAATACAATGGTAATCCAGCTCTAGAAAACAACAAATTTGTTGCAGTGAATAGGGCTGGTAAGATATACAGATTCTTACCTCTTGTAAGAAGGCTTACTTATAATGGTGGCTTAGTAGAGGAGTGTGAGTGTCCTCAGATTAATTATGACCCTACTAATAGGCGTAAAGACCTTGTCAGGCACATAGAAAAGATATCAGCGACACTTAGGGTTATGGATGAAAAGATACAGGCTAAGGTAGGCACTGAGGAGTTCGCAACGCTTGTTGAACAGACCAAAGAAGAGATAAAGGCTCTAGCTAAGAGCATCAATCTTACTGGCTATGTTAAGTTTGAGGACCTTAAAAAGGTCAATGATACTACTGAGATAAATGGTGGTAACATTACTACTGGTGTAATCCAGTCAAGAGACGGTGGTTTTGGTATTGACCTAGACAATAAGACATTTTTCTTAGGACGTGATTTAGAACATTACGCCCTACTTTTTGATGGTAGAAACCTAAAATTTGGTGATGGTGGGATTAAGTCTGAACACTTCTCAGAGGGGCTAAAACAGGAGCTAAAAGGAAAAGATGGTCAATCACAATATGTACACACAAGATACTCAGACACAGGGGGTACTACGGGAGCTATTTTTATAGAGCCTTCTAGTGAGTTCGGTGAGCCACATAAATATATAGGATTTGCCATAACATCAAATAAAGGTGCACCGGCGCTAAAATCAGCTTACACATGGTCTAAATATATAGGAGAGGATGGATCTAAAGGTAGCCCTGGAGAGCCTGGCACTGATGGAAAGACCACATACTTTCATATAGCATGGGCGGATAATGAAAGTGGGTCTAGTGGTTTTACAACATCAGGTGGAAATGATAAGGCCTATATGGGAACTTACACAGACTTTACTGAGCGAGATAGTGAGGACTATAGAAAGTATACATGGGTAAAAGTAAAGGGGGATGATGGTAAGGATGGTAAGGATGGAAAAATTAAATACAACCTAATTTCTAATGGAGATTTCCACAATGATTTTACAAAAGACGAGCCTAGCGACACATCACAAAAATTAAATGAATGGCAGGTAGCGGCTGCTGAAAGGATGAAACGAGTGCATATTTTACCTGCTGGTGGAAAATGGATAATGGCGGTAAAAGCATCTGACAGTGCTGTGGAAGTAAATCAATATCTAGATTTGAAAGATAATACAAAATACTATGTAAAATTCAAGGCCACATCTAATAATATGTCATTGTACTACTACGGGGATAATTATGTTCACTTAGCGAAAGTTACCGAGTTGGATAGGGATAACCCTAAAGTATACTCAGCAGAATTTACAACGCATAAAGTTTATCCTCATAAAATTCAATTTGACTGTAGACAATTTAGTGAAATACACTGGATTATTTTATCAGAAAGTCCTATCCCAGATGATATAGACTGGTACCCATCTAAACAAGACTCAATTGGTAAACAAGGACCACCTGGAAGAGATGGAAAACAAGGACCACCAGGTAAAGATGGTAGTATGGTCGACTTGCCACCGGCGTTAAAAGATTGGAATGGTAAAGCAACTGAAATATCAGGTAAGTACGTATTCACACCGGAGTTATTTGTCG